TCATACTCCGAGTGGTCCAGTTTTGCATTACCCAACTCAACACTGGAGATGTGATCGAGACTGTATGACTCCTGGGCGCTGTAAGTAAACTTCTTGTAGAGATCTAGGTAGTCCAGGATGGTCACACCTAGAATTTCATACACAAGATTCCTACGACCCTGCACCTCAATCTCTCGATCTCGGACAACATTCCAGGGAGAGAGGGACTTCTTCCACTTCTCACCCAGGACCCTCTCGATGCGCCTGCAAATGTAGGGCATGTCATAGAAGTTGTTATTCCAACCAGTGATGATGTCAGGAGTATTTGTAGCCCACCAAGAGTGGAAGTCTGTGAGCATCTCATGCTCTGTCCAGAAGACACGATACTCAACGTCAGGGGGAGGAGTAAACTCCCTAGTGCCCCAAGTGATAATCTTTTTAGTATTCACATCCTTAATGGTGATGCAAAGCATCTCCTCCTGACATGAGGCAACGTCTGGGAATCCATTCTCACACGCAACCTCAATATCGATCGTGTAGATACGCATGACATTCATGTCGTAATCTACCTCATTAGGATATTTCTGTCCGATATGCTGAAAGACAAATCGATCGTATCCATGCACCTCCATCCCATTTACGTCAGCATACTGCTGAATGAATTCACGGGCATCTTTAATTCCATCAAACTCTTTCAGGTGAGCATAACGACCGTCGAGAGTCCGATACTTAGATGGTTTTGACTGATTTGCTGGCACAAGAAACAGACAGGGAGACGCCTTCTCCCTATACTGAACGGGCGTCCCATTCTTGTAACCACGCACCAAGGCGTTGTCACCTAGAACATGGACGCTCGTATAGAATTCACTCATTAGGCACTGCTGACTTCTTGAAAGACTCTAACACAGTCAGATACTGTTTGGCAACCGCTGGTGACGGATCCAAAATAGTCATGACATCATCAGTGGACAAGAAAATATCTCTCTGATGGGTGTGCTTTGGATAGGGTTGGACACCACCATCATCATTGATGGTGCAACACTCTTGCAAGCAAAGTGCTGGCTCTTCATCAAGCTCCAAGAGATCAGCCAATAAGTAGGTCTGAGGGTGGTGCTTCAGAATAATCAACTTGGGTAGCATCAGTTCTTGCCTCGGATGTAGTTTGATATCTTGCTTGGTTGTAACGCTTGAGCACTTCAAGATGAGGGTCAGCAATACTTACAACTGCATTCAGTGTAATGAAATTAGATCCAACTGTCAGAGGAAAGTATGGAAAGAATCTCATCCTAATATTATTCAATTGTGGGGTTTCTGGTGGTAACTCCTCATCAAGAGACTCTACGAGAAAATCTTGCTCATCTGTCTCCAGAGTAACTGAGTATGCTTCGACGAATTCATACGCAAGAATGCGAGCATCGTCACCTTCACCAGACCTGACTTCTTTAATGTCAGCGATTACGTCCTCGCCGTTTGCCATTCTTGCGATTTTTACGGTCATAATCTTTTTCCATAAGTTGATCAAAGGTGTACCTTACCATATCCGAGAAGGCACGTCTAGCACTGATGTTTTTTTCATCTGCTAAGACGTGGACATACTGCAGAAGAATGTCCATCTCATGAGGTGGGATATCCAGCGTCAGAGTTTCACTCTTCTCTGTGTATGGTGGGCACAGATTTACATACATGTTCATGTTTATCTCCAAACAAAAAGAGACCCCGCTGGGCGGTGGTCTCTTTAGTTGCATACTATATATCAATCAAAGTTAGAGATAATTCTCTCACACTTCTCAAGATTCTTTTTGCAGAAGTTACGAACGTAACTATCAGCATCAAGACTCATAGTGTAGTGAGCGTGAGTATGCATAGATTGAATAATAAAAAGGAAACCAACCACCAACACATTAAAATGAGTAACAGGATGACGCAGGATTTGTTTAATCTTGGATGTCATAAATTTTAAGTTTTTGGTGGTCAGGAATAATCTTTTGTAATTCTACCACAAGCATCCCATTATTAAAAGACACTGCTCCAACCTCAACATCATCACTCAAGTTGAATCCTCTGGCGAATGTCCGAGTTGCAACGCCACGATGCATGTACTCTTCTTCTCCTTTAGTCTTCGCCGCCTTAGACCTGACTAGGAGGACGTTCGATTCCGTAGAGACTTCAACCTCATCCTTCGCCCAGCCAGCAAGTGCCATTTCGATCCTCCACTTGACCTCTGATTCTTTTACCAGATTGTAAGGGGGATACGCTTCGTTAACTGATCCCATTCCATAGGAATGCAGTCGATAAAAAATGTCATCCAGTCCGACGCTATAACGCTCAGCAGCGTCGATGATCGCACCAAGATCTTTGGTGCCAAACTTACGCAGTCCAGTCATTGTTATGCTCCTTGTTAAGCGAGTTTTATTGTGTGATCCCCGAAGGCAATCAGCATTATTTATAGTCAACTGTATCAAAAATAAGATGTTGTAAACCGAAAAACATATTCGGTTATCCATCAACAGTGGCATTTGATAAATAGTCAAGACCCATCAAAGAGAGAGATGAAAAAATTTCTACCTTTGATTATGCTTCTGATGGCGGCACCTGCACATGCCGATCTTATTACTAAACACTCAACTAGCGTTCAGTTGACTGTTGATGCTGCTGCCTCTCAAGCAACTCGTCTAGGTTCATCCTATTCTGTGAGTGGTTCTAATGTCTCTGCTACTCTTGGCGGTCTCACTGCTCCTGCTTCGGCAACTGCTGCGGCGACCATGAATGCTGGCACATACTCTCAAACGACTGACGGGAGTGCCTTTTCTTTTAGTGAGACATTCAACTCAGGAGATGCAATCCCAACAGGAACAACCGTTACTAGCGGTGTGGCTCCATCCCTACCCGCATTTGGAAGTGTCACAACCACTGCTGGTGGCGTGGCTGGTTCTCTCGCTGGTACTATCGATTCTGCTGGCACGATGTCATTAACTGCTGGTGGTGCTGGCACCTCAGCAACAGGACAATTCGTGTCTGAGATCACCATTCGATAGTTAATATATAGTCATGACAAGAATATTAGAAGCGGTCGGTCTTGGTTTGATCTTAGGGGCATTACATGGGGCAGTGCAGGCTGTCCCCGTGGTCCCCAACTTTACACAGGGATCGATGACGAGCCACACAGAGACAACACAAAAGATAACAGAGACCATCAACTCGATGGACTACAACACTGGATATCAGTATTCAGCATCTGGGAGTGGAATCACCGTCAATGGCACCCTTTCGCCAGGGACAGGTGCAACTAATGTAACTATTGGTGGCGTGACATCATCATGGACAGGAATAACAACCAAACCAAACTTCACACAGGCACTAGGAGGAGCAGCGTTTCAATTCACAGAAACGTATCAAGGTCCTGGTTTAAGCAATCAGACAATTATTCAAAGAGTAACGGAAGTTACAAGCGTAACAGACACAACCTCAATCTTTACCCAGTAATAGGGGCAATCTTTCTTGGATTATTCCCGACCCAAAGTTTGGCGGAGACTGTTGGTGGCGTTAGCGCCACTGCTGCCCCTGTTGCTAACAGTTCTGGTAGTGTCACTAACCAAGCAATCCAAGTCCTACAAGGTCCATACATTACCAACACCTACGGTGGTGGAATTCAATGTCAAGGACCAACGCTAAACTTCACACCCTATGTCACTGGTAGTGCTTCAGCACAAAGACCATACGAACCATACTATAACGATCCTGTCTATGACATGAGGGATCTAAACGAAGATGGATCTTTAGATAATCCTGGTGGCATTATATACACTGTGCCTACTAGGACAGGACAGAAAGATAACTACAACATAGGCGTTGGTTTCTCTGCTACATGGTCTCGTCCTCTTGATAAGAAACTACAAGATCAATGTAAAGAAGCAGCTGCTGCTAACATCGATCTGATGAAGCAAACAACTGCTAATAAGAGATTAGATTTTGAGATTGCCAGACTAAAAAACTGTGGTGAATTGATGAAGCAGGGCATCAGTTTCCATCCCAAGTCTCCATACTATAAGGTGTGTGCTGATGTGGTGGTTAATAATGTTACTTACATCAAACCACATGTTCATTCTATCCCTTCGGTTTCAAGACC